ATCGCGTGCCGAGCAACCTGAAGCCTTACAGGGTGTGCATTCGGATAACGTGATGCTTGTGGCGGATGAAGCGTCAGGGATTCCAGAGGCCGTGTTTGAGGCTGCCGCGGGATCCATGTCGGGGCATAACGCTGTCACGATTTTGCTTGGTAATCCAACAAAGTCCAGCGGGTTTTTCTTTGAGACGCACAACCGTTTGAAGGATGAATGGTGGACGCGTCGCGTGTCTTGCTATGACTCAAGGCGCGTGAGCAAGGAATATATCCAGGACATGGCATCGCGCTATGGCGAGGAATCCAACGCGTTTCGTGTGCGTGTGTTGGGCGAGTTTCCTGCAACCGATGACGATACGTTGATTGGCGTTGAACTTGTTGATAGCGCGTTTCACCGTGACGTTGCCCCAACAGAGTCACCCGTGATCTGGGGTTTGGACGTGGCAAGGTTTGGCACGGATTCCACGGCACTTGCTAAAAGGAAAGGGAACACGGTGACGGAAATCAGGAAGTGGCGGAATCTGGATTTGATGCAAACAACGGGCGCCGTGGTGAGCGAGTACGAGGTGACGCGTCTTGAGGATAGGCCTGTTGAGATATTGGTTGACTCGATAGGGTTAGGCGCTGGTGTTGTTGATCGGTTGCGTGAGTTGAATATGCCGGCGCGTGGTGTGAATGTTTCAGAGTCACCGGCCTTGGGTAACACTTACATTAATTTGCGGGCCGAGTTATGGGGTCGCATGAAAGCGTGGCTTGAAAAGCGTGATTGCAAGGTGCCTAAAGATGAGTCGCTTTTGGCGGAACTCGTTGCACCGCGTTACTCGTTTAATTCCAGCGGGAAGATGAAACTTGAGAGCAAAGATGAGATGCGCAAGCGCGGCATGGGTTCACCCGATATGGCCGACGCTTTGGCGTTGACCTTTGCTAGCGAAGCAGGAACCGCGTTGTACGGGAAGGCTTATAACTCCCAATGGGGTAAGCCAATTAAGAGGAACTTAAGGGCAGTTGTTTAACAGGAGAAAAGAAAATGGCGAGTCACGCAAAGATGTTTAAGGAAACAAGAAAGAAGATGATCTTTGATTACCTGAAAGGGTTAAAGAACCCTGTCAACGCTTGGCATTTGGCTGAGAAGTTCGACATAACCACCAAAAGAGTTGACCAACTCATGTCCGAATTGGCGGCAGATGATCTTGTTGTGAAGTCCAAAGGGATTAAGGATATTGATATTCCTTGGAAGAAAACCTTTGTGAATTACTTTGAAGTGAAAGAGGAATACAAAACTTTTAAGCCGCGTAAGCCTAAGCAAAAAGTGTTGTGGCATAACCCGTTTGGCATAAGGGCAGCGTGAAAGACTACCTCGCGGGCCAGGCCGTATGGCGAATGCCCGCTGATGATCCGCCACCGCTAGGCGTGAAAATGTTGCTGCTAACGCCTGGCGGCGTGTGCGTGATCGGAACATGGGAGACGTGGGCCATTGCCTGGGCACCATTGCCAAAGGTGCCTGAACATATAAAGGGTGCGTTGAAATGAAGGACTTAACGATTGGCGATGTGATGGGTATTGCCAGGAATACGGGGTTTGATCAGCATGCAGAGAATCTATTTATCTTTGCAGCGCAAATTGAGTTTGTGGCAAGCGAAGCGCGCTTAAACCATTGCATCGAAGTGCTGGAGAAAAACGGTTACACGGATGCAGCAGAACTATTGAAAGGACAAGGATGAACCTAGAGCAAATGGCGATCAAAGCCACGGTTAACAGTTTGGTTGAGAACATCCACCCGTCCGTCAAAGCGGACGTGGCAAACGAAATCGCGCAAGAGTTGCTTGAGCTAACCGATCAGCTATTGGCGGATTGCGTGGAGTTGCTGAGGCGTTTGCAGCGCGATTAACACGCCGCTTGCATTTTTGCAAGCCTATTGATAAGGTGCGCGCATGAAAACCAAACCCGTTTGGGACAAGCCACGTCCAAAATCAGTTGGCAAGAGCGAACCTTTATCCAAAAAGGAAAAGGCTAGCGCAAAGGCAATGGCGAAGTCCGCTGGCCGCCCTTACCCTAATTTAATTGACAATATGCGCGCTGCGAGGAAGAAATGAGTAAGCAAGTGCGCGATTCGGCGGGCCACCTATGGCCTGAAATCGTCGGCAAACTTGGCACAAACACGAATATCACAACATCTGACGTGAGCCAGCAATCACACGCCGCTGGCACTGGCGTTACGTTGATGCGCGTTGCTAACGGTTCAAATGCTGGTTATCACTGCCACTTTGCAGTTGGCAATGATCCAGTTGCTAGCGAGTCATCACCTATTATTCCAGCGAACACGGTTGTTTACATCACTGTTTCGCCGGGTCAAAAGATTGCTATTGTTGCTGAGCAAAATCACGTTATGCGTGTTTCTATGACGGACATAATTCCATGATGAAGAAAACCAAAGCCGAAAAAAAGATCAGCAAAGTGATGCGCGAGTACAAAGCGGGCAAGTTGCATTCCGGTAGCAAGGAAGGCCCGAAGGTTAAGAATCCCAAGCAAGCCGTTGCGATTGCGCTTTCCGAGGCAGGGATCACGCGGAAGCCGATGTGATGCAATGCCCTATTGAAACCACGGATGCACTGGCGAACCTAAAGAACAGGAATTGGGCTTTTGCCAACGTGGGTTATGGCCCTGCTAATCCTGAAATGCCAAACGATGAATTTTGGCAAGCAAAATCAAAGACTTGGAACACTGACTTAGAGCAAGCCATGAGCATGCGCTGCGGTAACTGCGCAGCGTTTATTCAGACGCCAGAGATGATTGAGTGCATCACAGACGGTATGCACGGCGAAGATGGCGAAGAAAGCGACGACGATTATGAAGGCGACGCTGAAAACGCCGCCATGGAAGGCGAAGAAAACGATGATGAAGGCATGGACGTGGATCTTGAGGAGACTGTTCAAGAAGCCGCAAACCTCGGATATTGCGAACTCTTCCATTTCAAGTGCGCCGCGGCAAGAACATGCGACGCATGGCTCGTTGGCGGCCCCATCACACGAACCCAAGATAGTCGACGCTCAATGCAAGCTATACGTTTCTATCGGTCAAACTTCCCGCAACAAGGTTGAATGGCGTGATTAAGCGAGGATCAGAAACGTTTTCCGGTTACAACAAGCCAAAGAAAACGCCAAGCCACCCCACAAAAAGCCATGCTGTTTTGGCGAAATCGGGTGATGAGGTCAAGCTGATCCGTTTCGGGCAACAAGGCGTAAGTGGCAGTCCTGAAGGGTCAAAGCGTAACGAAGCCTTCAAAGCGCGTCACGCAGCCAACATCGCCAAGGGTAAAATGAGCGCGGCATATTGGGCAAACAAGGTCAAATGGTGAGCTATGGACATTGAAACGGAACTCGAAACCGGCGCGAAGTCTGGACAAGCCATGGACGACACCGAAGTACAGGCAATTGTTGCCGCTGAACTCACGGATGCCGTTAACTTTATTGACTTAGAGATTGGCAACTTACGCGCCAAAGCCACCGAGTATTACTTTGGCGATCCTTTTGGCGATGAAGAAGAAGGGCGCAGCCAGGTTGTTTCGATGGATGTGCGCGATACCGTGCAGGCTATTTTGCCAAGCCTGATGCGCATATTTTTCAGTAGCGAGAATGTTGTTCAGTACATCCCACGCTCAAAAGAAGATGTGCCGATGGCAGAGCAAGCCACGGACTATGTGAAATACATTCTGAACGAGGATAATAATTTCTTCGTTACGCTTCACTCGGCATTCAAAGACGCTTTAGTGCGCAAAACGGGTGTGATCAAGTGGTGGGTTGATGAGCGCACCGAGATAAAAAACGAGTCATATTCAGGCATGGATGACGCGCAGCTGACGTTGCTGCTTAGTCAGGATGGCGTTGAAATGGTTGATCTGCAAAGCGAGCCAGATCCCAACGCGCCACCACCAATCATTGATCCGATCACCGGCCAGCAACTCACGCCAACCGTGTTGGTTCACGAAGTCAAGGTAAGCCGCCGCATTACGCACAAGAAGTTTCGCGTCGAGTCGCTTGCGCCTGAAGAATTCATTATTGACAGACGCGCTCGCACGTTTGATGACGCTGACATTGTGGCACATCGCAAGTTGGCAACGGTCAGCGAACTGGTCGCCATGGGCTATGACCAGGAAGAGGTTGAAGCCAATACGGGTGAAGATGAATTAGACACAAACATTGAGCGCATTGCCCGTAATCCCGCGCAAATGATGTTTGGCGAAAGCGACAACAATCCCGCGCAGCGCAGAATCCTGTACCTGGAAGCCTATATCCGCATGGATATGGACGGTGATGGGCTTGCCGAGTTGCGCAAGATTTGCACTATGGGCCCGTCTTATAAGATTGTGGCGAACGAACCCGCTGACGATATTCCGTTCACTTACTTTGTGCCAGATCCTGAGCCGCATACCTTTTTTGGTATGTCAACGGCTGACGTAACCATGGACATTCAGCGCATCAAGTCCGTGATCCTTCGCAATATGCTTGATTCCTTGGCGCAATCCATTCACCCGCGCACCGCGGTTGTGGAAGGCCAGGTAAATATGGATGACGTGCTGAACAATGAGAACGGCGCAATCATTAGGATGCGAGCACCAGGCATGGTGCAGCCATTCTCAACGCCATTTGTTGGTCAGCAAGCGTTTTCCATGATCGAGTACATGGATCAGGTTAAAGAAGCGCGCACTGGCATGTCTAAAGCGTCCATGGGCCTTAACGCTGATGCCCTGCAATCGACAACGCGCTTGGCGGTTCAAGCCACCGTGCAAGCCGCGCAGCAACACATCGAACTAATTGCGCGCATCTTTGCCGAAATTGGCATGAAGCGGTTATTTAAGGGATTGCTGCGCCTGATCACGCAAAACCAAGATAAGCCTCGTGTTGTCCGTCTGCGCAACCAGTGGATCGAGGTTGATCCGCGTGGATGGGACGCCATGATGGATGTGAGCGTTAACGTTGGGCTTGGAACGGGCAATAGCGATGAGCGTTTGCAATTCTTGCAAGCCATTGCCGCCAAGCAAGAGCAAATCCTGCAAAGTCTTGGGCCAAACAATCCGTTGGTTACGGTTGGTCAGTACGCAGGAACGCTTACCAAGATTATCGAGTTGGCGGGATACAAGGACACGACGCAATTCATCAATCAGTTGCCCATGGACTACAGTCCACCGCAACAACAACCGCGTCCCGATCCGTCCGAGGCACTTACCGCGGTGCAGGTTCAGGCAATCCAGGCTGACATTGAAAAGAAAGCAGCCGAGCTTGCCCTTGAGCGCGAGAAGATGATCCGCGCCGATGATCGTGAACGTGATCGCATTGCGCAAGATGGTGTGTTAAGACGCCAGGAAATGGAACTTAAGTATGGCGTAAGCCTTGCTCAAACACAGGCAGAGATTGATGCCAAAGTAAATATGGATCGTGAGCGCATGCAACTTGATGCAATCGCGCAAGCCGTGCAGCCAATGCAATGACAGCCGAAGAAAAGATTAAACGCGCTCACGAAGCGCAACGCATATTAGAAAGTAATTTGTATAAGGATGCGTGGATGGGCATCCGCCAGCAATTGCTCGATGATTGGGCTATGGCGGAAACCACTGAAGCACGCGAACGCATCCATTTTGAATTCAAAGCACTTGACAGAGTGCAACAATATCTGTCAAGTGCAATCAGCGATGGCACGCTCACGCGCATGACGATTGATCGCATGCGCAAGCGCGCCGAAATCTAAGAGGAAACAATGAGTGACGAGAATGTAGTTTTGGCGGATAATGCCGCTATGAGTGTGCGGGAAGCCGCACAAGCCTTTGAAGCGTTGCTTGCCGAGGAAAGCGGAGAACAGGCACCAGAGAAGGCGCAAGCCGAAGCCGATGAGGTTGAGGCGTCAGGGGACGTTGAAGCGGAAGCGGGTGAGCAAGGCGAAGTACCCGAAGAAGTTGAAGCGTCCAGCGAGTCTGATGAAAGCGAGGAAAGCAAGCAACCAGACGAGCCACCCACTTTCACCGTCAAAATTGACGGTAAGGAAGAGGCGGTTCCGCTCGACGAGTTGTTAAAGGGCTACCAGCGCACGGCAGACTACACACGAAAGACGCAAGCCTTGGCAGAACAGCGTAAAGCCGCTGAAGCCGAGTTGAATGCGGTTCGTGAAGAGCGTGCTACTTACTCACAACTGTTGACTGCTTTGCAACAACAATTGCAACAGCAACAGGAATCACCCGTTGATATGGAGCGACTTTACCGTGAAGATCCTATCGAGTGGGTGCGGCAGACCGAGTTAGCGCGTCAACGTTCGGAGAAATTGGCGGCATCACAGGCTGAACTCCAACGATTGAACACGCTACAGCAACAAGAAGTGCAACGCGCCATGCAAGCCAGGTTGAAGGAAGAAGCCAGTTTGCTTGTTTCTGCCATACCGGAATGGCGAGATGAGAAAACGGCAAAGGCTGAAAAGTCCGCGTTGATTGATTTTGGCGTTAAAGAGGGATTCACGCCTGATGATCTGAAGGGTGTTGTTGATCATCGCGTTGTGAAGGTGCTGCGCAAAGCCATGATGTTTGATCAAATCATGTCCAAGCAACAAAGCATCAAGCCTAATGTTGTTGCGCCAAAAGCAAAAACGGTTGCGCCAGGTAATCCACAAGCCGCAAAGGTTCAAGTGAACGAGATAACACGCGCCAGACAGCGCCTTGCAAAAACGGGTAGCGTCAAAGACGCCGCCAGACTTTTTGAGCAATTTCTCTAAAGGAAAATCATGACTATCGCTAGCAATACATTCCTTACCTACTCTGCAAAGGGTATCCGTGAGGATCTGTCCAATCAGATTTACAACATTTCTCCCGAAACCACGCCTTTCATGAACAACATTGGTCGCGGCACCGCTGCCAATACCCTGTTCCAGTGGCAGACCGACGCACTTGCTGATGCAACAACCAGCAATGCTGCACTGCAAGGTGACGATCTAACCAC